TTCGTTCGTGAAGGCTGAGAAAATCAACTTCACGGATAAACCCGACCCCGCCCCACGGCTCATCCAGCCACGCTCTCCGCGTTACAATGTGGAAGTCGGAAAATATATCAAGCCCCAAGAGCATAAAATATATGCTGCTATTGGACGGATTTTTGGGGACGTAGTCGTAGCCAAGGGGCTAAACGCCGATGAACGTGGGGAGCTCATAGCGCGCAAGTGGAAGCGCATGAGTCACCCCGTTGCAATCGGACTCGACGCGAAGAGGTTCGACCAGCATGTGAGTGCGGAGGCACTCAGTTGGGAACACTCTGTTTACACCAAGATCTCTGGGAACGACCCGGCCCTTGGACGTCTGCTTAGATGGCAGATGCTCAATAAGGGCTGGATCCGATGCGGAGATGGTGTGATTCGTTACGAGGTGGAGGGATGCCGGATGTCCGGTGACATGAACACGTCACTGGGCAATGTCCTCATCATGTGTGCTTTGATGCATGCGTTTTTCGAGGATGTCGGCGTTCACTCCGAGTTTGTCAATGATGGCGACGACTGTGTTGTGATAGTCGAACGCGGTGACGCAGATCGGGTCCTGGCACATGTCAGGCCCTGGTTTCTCCGCATGGGATTTACGATGAAGATCGAGGGGGTGTTTGATGAGTTGGAGTTGATTGAGTTTTGCCAGAGTAGCCCTGTATATGACGGAGCCTCGTACCGCATGGTCCGAGCCCCCCGAACTGCGCTCAGCAAAGATCTCATCTCCGTGAAGAACTGTCAAACCTCCAAGGACTGGGATGCTGTTAGATCAGCGATCGCCGGCTGCGGTTTAGCGCTAGCCGGTGACATGCCAGTTTTCTCCTCTTTCTATTCCATGCTGGGACGCGGCACCGAGTGCCTCCGGTCAGATGACTTTGAGACAGGAATGGATTACCTGGCTCGAGGGATGACTGGTGGCAGGCGAGCGGTGCACCCCCATGCCCGCTGGTCGTTCTACAAGGCGTTTGGCTTATCCCCGGATGAGCAAATCGCCTTGGAGAACCGTTATGACGCTGTCGCACCCACCTGGTCCGGGTTGGGACCCAAAGATCATTACCACGAACACACTACAGACCATTTGATCCTCTAGCAACACACCAAGCAACAACCAACAACAATCAACACAACAATCACAATGAGCTCCTCAACCAACCAGCGGTTCCCCGTCTCTTACGGGGTCTCATCTGGCACATCCCGCCGTGGCAAGCAAGTGGAGTCCGGCGCAGATACTTTTATCAGTACTGTCGCCGGCTCCGTGAGCTTTGCCTCCAACGGCTTCTCCATCAACCCTGGCCTCGAGGCTCGCAACCTTGCCCTTAGCAAGGAGGCTCAGAAGTACGACCAGTACGAATTTGAGGCTTTGAGCTTCAGGTTTGTCCGCTCCAGGGCTATCACCACAACACCCGGGATGGTCGGCATTGCCTTTGACCCCAACCCCAACTCCGCCAGTCCGGCTCTCCTCAATCGCTTCAACGCTTACGAGATGCGTGTGATGGGCTCTGTTTACTCAGAGATCACCCTCCACGTCCCGCGTGATGCGCTGCGCGGTTGGCGATTTGTCCGTTGCGGGCCCAACGGAACTGACCTCAGCATCTATGATGTTGGACGTCTCATCGTCGCCACACAAGACGAGGACGACACCAGCAAGGTTGGGTTTGTGGAGATGCACTACCGGATCAAGTTCAAGCACTACCATCTTGAACCGTCCGTGCCCATCCCACACGCCCTTTCCCTCTACCGCCTTGGCGCGTCCCAGGCATACGCCACTGGAGTGGCTGAGATCGTCGGTTATGACACA